CTTGATTACCGATGTGGTCAAGCTAAAGGCACAGCCAGAGATTGATGAAGTAATTGACAACGGCCTTGAGTTGCTAGACCTAAAGAAAAAGCAGTTTGACCTTCTACTCAAAAGGATATAAACATGGCAAGCAAAGATGACATCAAGAGAGCTATCCTAAAAGTTGCCGGCAACCCATCAGTAGGCGTAATCGCTGACCTAGCTGATGACTTAGCTAAAGCAGTATGGGAACTCGACAACACAAACTCATACAACCCAGCCAAAGAAGCAAGGGTTGTTGACAGTAAAGAAACCAGATAGAGTTTCTTTAGCCCTAGCTCAACCCCCTTTCTGAGCTAGGGTTTTCTTTTGCCTATAAAATTATGAATAACGGCTGAGTGTAAGCACCGCTGTATCTGTTGAGTGTCAGCACCGCAGGAAACCCATTCAATCATTTATAGGAGAATCATGTCTGATTTCATCAAGTCACAGACAGACGCTCGCAACAACCTGATCGCACAGGCAAGAGAAGTTCTTGACATTGCACAGGCTGAAAAGCGTGGTCTATCTGCTGAAGAAAACACCAAGATTGCTCGCATTGAAGCTGACATTGACTCAGCCGATGCAACAATCGAAACCGCTCGCAAGCTAGCAGAACGCGAAGTTCGCGCATCTGAGGCAGCAGCTTCATTCACACCATCAGCTCCATCAGCTCAGAACTCTGACGCTGACATCCTTCGTGCAATCGCTTCTGGCGAAATGCGCGGATACGACTTCGCTCGCGAGGCTCGTACCCTAGTTCCATCCGCAAACACAGTTGGTCAGTCTTTCTATGACCAGGTATTCGAGATCGCTCAGCTAGTTGGCCCAATGCTAACTGTTTCTGAAGTCTTTAACACCACCTCTGGTGAGAACCTAGTTATCCCAACAGTAACCGCTACCTCATCCGCTGGATCAGTAGCAGCTGCTGGAACTATCTCCGAGAGCAACCCAACCTTCTCATCCATCACTCTTGGTGCTGAGAAGTACGGCGCACTTGTACAGGTAGCTCAGGAACTAGTAACAGATGCGGGATTCAACATCTCAAGCTACATTGCACAGCAGCTAGGAACCTCTTTGGGTCTCCAGGCTAACTCTGTTCTAACCACAAAGCTATCCGCAGCCGCTGGCTCGGTAGTAACTGGTGGAACTGGTGTATCTGGTGCTGCTTCATACGAGAACCTAATTGACTTGGTTTACGGAATCGCCGATGGCGCTCGCGTACTTCCAGGCCTAGGATTCCAGATGAGCAAGTCCGGTATCGCAGCAGCTCGTAAGTTAAAGGATGGCGCAGGAAACTACATCTGGACCAACTCAGCAGTACCAGGACAGCCAGCAACCTTGCTTGGCTACCCAGTGTACGAGAACCCAAACGTAGCAGCAGTAGGAACTGGAACCAAGTCGGTTCTATTCGGTCACCTACCAAGCTTCAAGGTTCGCGTTGCAGGTGGAATCCGAGTCGATCAGTCAAGCGATTTTGCTTTCTCGACTGACACAATCACTTACCGAGGCCTAATCCGTCTTGATGGTGGACTAACCCACGCTACCCACATCGGGTACTTCAAGGGTGGAGCTAGCTAAATCTAGCCCCCAGTCAAAAAGCTGGCAGTGGGTCACAGAGCGTAGGACTGTGGCCCACTGTCTTTTTTTGCTATTGTTTATGTATGCCTACGAATAAAGAGAAACTAAACGGAGCTGTAAGCCTTTGGTCTAACAGCTACAACGCACCAACCGGCTACGGACAACAGGTCACAATGCTGGTTGACCGACTCAAGCGAGCAAGCCTAGATGTCGCTATGCTGTCCAACTATGGACTCGAGGGAATACCCAGCACAATCTCGACCCCATACGGCAAGGTCAAACACTACCCAAGAGGGCTAGACCTTTACTCAAATGATTCTGGTCCAGTAGATCACAAGACCTTTATCGCTCAGCATGACAAGCCCAATCTATTTATCAGCCTTTACGATGTCTGGGTTATGAAGTCAAAGCTTTATGACGACTTCCCAATCGCTGCTTGGACACCACTCGACCATGTGACCTTGCCACCAGGGGTTGAGAAGTTTCTAAGAAAAGAGAATGTCACCCCAATCGCGATGTCACCTCATGGCGTTAGACAGCTAACCGAAAAGGGTATTGAGTGTGAGTACGCACCTCACGCGATTGACACCAAGGTTTACAAGCCAACAAGCAAGATAGGCAGACACGAGATAAATGCCTACATGGGACTAGAGCCAGATCAGTTCCTAGTCGGTGTTGTTGCCGCTAACAAGGCAGCAGGTTTAGTACACCGCAAAGCCTATGGTGAGCTAATCCTTGCCTTTAGCTTGTTTGCTAAGAAGCACTCAGATGCTGTGTTGTATCTCCACACCGATGCTCTGGGTGGAGCTGGTGGCTGGAACTTGCTCAACCTCTTGAACTCAGTTGGCATACCTAAAGAGCAGGTCATCTTTCCTAACCCTAACGATTACAGATTCGGACTAGCCCAGCCTGACCTTGCTGCTCTTTACAGTCGCATGGATGTCTTGCTGGCACCTAGCTTGGGTGAAGGCTTTGGCGTTCCTAGTGTTGAGGCTCAGGCTTGTGGCACCAGGGTAATCGGTTCTAACTGGGCAGCAACCCCTGACCTAATCAGCGAGGACTCTTGGCTAGTTGATGGACAGCTAAGTTGGGATGCTGGTCAAGATGCCTGGTGGATGACACCGAATGTAGGTAGCTTGGTCAATGCCCTAGAGGAATCTTACAAAGCTGAGCGTGGACCATCTCAGGTAGCCATAGACTTTGCCAGCCAGTTCGATGTTGAAAAGGTATGGGAAAATAGCTGGATGCCAATCCTAAGAAAGCTGCTCAAATGATTCCTGTCCTAGCCTTTCCAACTTACGCCAGACACGATCTAGCCCAAAGGATGATTGACTCGATTGACTACCCAGTCGAGCATCTTGTCATTGTTGATAATTCTGGCAAAAGAGTATTTGAGCCAGTCAAGCCTGACATTGTAAAGAACCTTTGGCTAATACAGGTTCCATTCGGTTTAGGCCCAGTTGCCGCTATGAACTTTGTAATCAAGACAACACCTCACGCTAAGTATTGGGTCTTTGCAAGTGAGGATACTTACTGCGCCACAGGTGCTTTAGAAAAGATAGCGAACGAGGTTGACACAGAGGCTCTAAACTTTACCGATGCTGTGCCTGACTGGTGCTTTCTAGCTATTGGTGAGGGTGTAATTCTAAAAGCTGGATTACAAAGCGAGCTGTTTCACCCACTCTACTTTGACGACAACGACTATGAGCGGATTATTGACGCGCATGGAATACCTAAAAAGCGCATCCATGCGACAATCCACCACGACAATAGCTCCACTATTGCTGCTGGCTATGGTCCTAAGAACGCTCGCACCTTTTCAATCAACCAAAGACTTTATGAGGAAAGACGAGCTGAGAATAACCTCAATGGTGGCGAGTGGTCGCTAAAGATAAGGCGAGAGAACAGTTGGGACTAGGTCTGTTAGTATCCTTTTAGTTCAGTAGAATAGAGAACATTATGGCTATTACCCAAGGTTACGCTTCACTAAATCAAGTCAAAGCAGCTCTAAGAATCACAGACACAGTTGATGACGCTCTGCTAGAAATGGCTATTGAGTCAGGCTCACGCGCTATTGACGGATACACCAACCGCAGCTTCTCAGCTCTAGGCACAGCAACCAGAATCTTTACCCCGATGGACTACCTTCAGGTTGAGATTGACGATCTAATCACGCTGACAACCCTAAGAACCAAGTCAGATGATGATGGAACCTTTGACCAACTTTGGACAGCAGACGACTACCAGCTTGAACCTCTAAACGGTAGAGTTGATGGCTTGCCTACCTCATACACTCACATCCGCGCTGTTGGCGATTACTTGTTTACCCAATGGGAAGGTGAGGCAACTGTCCAGGTCACCGGTACTTGGGGATGGTCAGCAGTTCCAATCGCTGTAACCCAAGCCTGTGTAATTCAGTCCAGCCGAATCTACAAGCGACTAGACAGCCCTCTGGGTGTGGCAGGTATCTCTGACATCGGAATTATGCGAGTCAGCAACCAGCTTGACCCAGATGTCGCACAGCTAGTTGGCCCTTACCGCAGAATTAGGTTTGCATAGTGGCACTCATCAGCCAGCTAAGAACGGCTATTGCCACCAACCTTGGGACAATAACTGGACTACGCACTAGCGCAGAAATGCCTGACAATCCCAACCCACCCATTGCCTTAGTTAGACCAACGACTGTGGACTACAACCAAGCCTTCAATAAGGGTCTTACGCTTTACCGATTTTCTGTTGTTGTCGTTGTTGGCAGGGCAGCAGAAAAGTACGCGCAGAGATCGCTTGATGCCTTCTGCTCTAGCACAGGCACCTCAAGTATCAAGAACGCAGTAGAATCAGATAAGACACTTGGTGGTTACGCCTATGATTGCCGAGTGACTGAAATGACAAATTACACACCCATCCAAATGAATGATGGCACTTACTTGGCGGCTGAATTTGCTGTTGATGTATTTGCCGATTAGGAGAAACATAAATTGGCAAAATTCGTAGCAACCGACTATAAAGTCACCATCAATGGAACCAACCTCAGCACATCTTTGGCATCTGTTGAATTACCAATAGAAATTGATGAGCAGGAAACCACAGCATTTGGCTCTGAGTGGCGCACTAGGATTGCCGGACTAAAGTCTGGATCAATCACCCTAGAGTTTCACCAGGACTTCGCATCTGGCGCACTTGACTCAATTCTTTGGCCTCTACTAGGAACCAACGCAACTGTTGTTGTGGTTCCAACTTCAGGAACTGTAAACTCAAGCAACCCTAGCTATGCAGGTTCTTTCCTTGTTACTCAGTACACCCCCTACGCTTCCACAGTAGGAGATCTGGCCACAGTCAGTATCTCGTGGCCGCTAACGGGAGCACTCACTAGAGCAACAGCGTAGAGCCATGCAAATCCCTTTCAAAGTTGAGTTTGTAGATGGTTCTAAGGAATCAGTTGTTTGTGGCACACCGGACTTTATCGCCTTCGAGGATAAGTTCAACCTAGCTGTAACAACGATTCAGAAAGACCCACGCCTTACTTACCTTGCCTACATTGTTTGGAACGCCCTACGCCGCAAGAAGCAAACTGACAAGAGCTTTGAGGACTTTATTGAAACCCTTGAGAACATCGAGGGTGACGACACAAACCCAAAAGTAAAGGAATAAAGGGACTGGGAGATAGAAGCTCCCACCTCTTTATTGCAGCCTTAGCTTGTGAAACAGGGATTGCACCATCGGTGCTGATGCAGGAATCCGAACGGATGCTGTTTACCATGCAGATGTATCTGAAGGGTAAATCAGAAGCCATGAATAAGCGTAGGTAGAAAATGAAGATGCAACA